CAGGTTGAACGCGGAGGCGTCCAGGGTTGCACGACCAGTCAACTGGTCAACGGAGAAGAATTGACCAACTCTGAAGTTACCACCTTGGTCAGTGGAGACGAAGAACACCTTACCAGGACCGAATGTATTGGTCTCATTACCCTGAATGATTTGAGTTTCGTCAACATCGGGATAGTTGGTTTCGACCTTGTTACCAGTACCAACACTCAGGAAGTCGTGACCCGTCAGGCGGACCTGAGAGAATCTTGTTCTAACAGTGATGGTAGAACCTGCGCCCGTGACGTTACGGGTGTCAGGGGTTGCCTTACCCTTCTCTGGCGAGATTGTCAGAGTAGCGCGGTTATAGTAGGTGTGTGCCATTCCAACGGTATCATAGTAAGTTACTGCGGTCGCGACGTTAGTAACCGTATTGACAATGTAGAACAGGCTATCTTCACCAAAGCTGGTGGTGAATCCGATTGCGTCACCTACGAGAGGAACGGAATCAAATCCATCAATCTCAAGGATTGTACCCTTCTGACCAGAAACAGAGGATGTTGCAGCTGCAACGTTGAAGGAACCAGCATAACCAGCGCCCGAGGTGTCACTGTAAGCATATACAAGTTCACCATCTACGAATGGAGAAGTACCGATTGCAACGTTGCCGTTTTCAGCAGTTGCGGTAGCACCATAACCAGGATGATACTTGAAGTAATACTTATCAGCGGACTTCTGGTCATTGATCAACCATCCCTGTGCGCCAGAGACTTGACCAGTAAGGGTGTCACCAATTGATACTGTACCCGAAACTGTTGTTCCGAGAATGGTCATCAGATCACCGAACAGTCTTGCAGATCTTGCAACTTCGTCAGATGCGAAACCAGAAGAGATGACACCGTAATCACCATAAGAGTTGTTACCACCAACAGCACGGATTCTCGCACCGCCACCAGAGTAGTAACCCCACTTAGCGTAGTAGGTGAAGCAGGAGACGATCTCAGCGATTGCACTCTTATCAAGGAGGAATCCAGCACCGTCAGAGTTGACCTGCGTGAAGGCGTCGAAGACCATCGATTTTGCACCTTCGCTGTGGACACCACCGTCGATGAAGACGCCAACACCACCACCACCGAATCTGCCACTTTCAGTTGCGGGATCCGAGAAAGTCGTACAATCCTTAACGTAAGGCGACTTGTTGTTAATTGGGGAGTTGGGGTTCAGTGCGAAGAAGATACCTGCGGCAGTTGTACCAATACCAGTTCTGAGGTTGGTATTGTCCATCTCCAGAGGAGCGTTAGGATCATAATGGAAACCTTCCATTCCCTTGAACGCCAGTGCCTGTACGGTAGTTGCGTCAGACAGTTTGAACATGGTCGATCTGTTGTTTGGCGTGACGCCATCATCAGAGAACCCAGCGGCAGGAAGAACCTGAGTACCTCTCAGAGTATGTCCAACAATCGAAGTGAATGGAGGAACAACAATTGGGAGTTGCTCATAGAACTGAGAAGCAGAGAGTCTCAGAATAGCAGGCGTCAGGTCAGTCAGCAGACCACCCTGTACATAAGTGTGGTTGATCGTAGAAACACCAATGTTAACTCTGAAAGTATTAACATCGGGAACCTCAAGAACTTCGAAGTAGGACTTAGAAGCCTTATCGGGATAAACAGTGGTTGTCAGTCCAACGAATGCTGTACCAGCCTGAACGTAGAGGTAATCAGTTGCAGATTGACCAACGTTCAGAATGACCGAGTTGGCATCGGGGATACCTTGAACAGGGAACTGGAACTGACCAGGAGTGTGGACAGATGGGAAGTTACCTGTGATGGTTGTGTTGCTGGATGCAACACCGATGTTAACAGTAATTGTGGTTGGAGTAACCGATGTGATATTGATCGCAGTATCGTAGTAAGGATCCGTTGCACGAGGATAGGAGTGGTCGGTCAGATAACCGTCCATTGCACAACGGAAGGTCAAACTGTTGTTTGCCAGTTTGATGGAGGTGTTGGCAGGAAGTTGGTGAGCACCAATATCCAATGTCATAGCACCAGTCAGGTGATTATAAGTTGCATCCGATACGTCATAAGCAACGAGTGGAGATGCACCAACGTTTACCGTGAAGGTATTTTGGGTAATTGAAGTAACTGCGAGAGTCGCACCAGCAGCAGGGTCAGTTGCACGAGGATATGTCTTATTGGCATTATTGCCATCCATCGCACAAGTGAAGGTCAATGAGTTGGTATCGATGCTGATCGTATCAGCGATCGAAAGACCGTGATTACCAACAGTAAAGATGATTTCGCCCGAAGTTGGGGTATATTGTGCGTTTGTTGGGGTGAATGTCGAACCTGCGAGAGATCCTTGGACACAGGTGATTGCACCAGGGTTTGCAGCAATAAATGTGTGATTATAGTCACCACCAGTGACAACTGCGCCACTTAAAGCACTTCGGAATTGGTGCTCAAATCTTGCATCACCAGTGTACTGAACTTGAAGATTTCTAATTCTAACAAGTGTGCCGATACCGACTTCGGGTGCATTACCCAGTCCGATAGCGGTGATGGTTGCGAGACCAACTGTCTTGTTGTACTGCATACCCAGTACGGTGAAGACATTACCACCAGAGAGACATTCAAATTCTACGCCTTCTAACTGAACGAACGTACCAGTGTTTTGCAGTCCGTGACCAGGAGCAGTAATGGTTGCAACACCAGTTGCGGCAGTGTAATTAAATCCTGTAATAGGTGTTTGAGGACGTGCAGCGGCACAAGCCCTCTTAATTGTCTTAAATGCCAGGTTAGGTGCAAGACCGTTGTTTGTGTCGTGTCCAGACTCGGAGTCGCAATAGTAAACTCGGGTTTGAGCACCAACGATTTCGTAACCAGGAAGTCCGTTTCCACCAACTGCAAGAGCGTAACCAGTGGAACCAATACCAATTCTGAAAGGACCAGAGTTATAAGTGAGGATATCACCCTTACTTACCAGAACAGCAGAGCTGTCTCCAGCAGCAAGAGTTTCCCAATATGTTCCGAGACCAGCAGTAGGAATAACGTTAGTAAAGGAGTTACCAACAGAAACGTAGGAGTTCGAACCGTATCTTACAACGTGACCAGGATGGTACGCAAACGTTGTAGAGAAGTTACCAACAAAGTTGAAACCTTTAACCAGGAGATCCCAAACAGAGGCACCAATACCAACACCTTGTGTGTTACCAGTAGAAAGAGGTGCAATGTTGGTCGTAATACCTAACTTGTGACGGAAGATGTCGCCACCATATTGTACAAGCTGTCCTCTGAAGTATGTTCCCTCAGAGTAGGTATTTGCGGCTCCAGCGATACCATCTGCAAGAATTTGCCATGTCTTGCCTTCAGTATCTGTACCGATAGCAACGTTCTGTGGAGGAGAAAATCCTGCAAGAGATGTCGTAAGGGCAACGTAAGAAGAACCGTTGTAGTTAACAACGTCACCAGTTTGATATGGTGTATCGATGTTCCACTCGCCCTCTGCATTGAATCCAGCAACATATTCAGTGACCTTAGTGAGGTCAACGAATGTTCCTTCGGATGTGTGGGCAGTAGTAACTCTATACTGGATGTTTCCGAACCTTACTACATCGTTAACACGATAGTATTCACCAGACATCCAATTCCCTCTGGAATTGATGCCTTCAAGGTGAACATTCCAGTTGCTAAGATCCGTCGAATAGAAATTCGCAGTGCTCGCAGTGGATGTGTGGTTAGCGACGGCAACGTAGGAGTTACCACCGAACTTGACGATATCATCAATCAAGTAGGATTTGGATGGCTGCCAATCGCCAGTCCAGTTGAATTTTACTCTTCCAAGTCTAAACTCAGCCATTGTCTCTCCTGGTAATTATTATTTGGGTCCGATAGAGTTGTAATCATAATCTGGTCCGTTGAACCTAATGACGAAGAATCCATCGTCGTCTATGTAATAATATAAATTTCTGCGGTCAAAACGGATCTGTTGGTATTTATCATTCGGATCATCTAAAGCTTTCTTTTCGGTAGCAATATCATTTCGAATGACCGACGTTTTTCCAACGCCAACATCGTATGTACCATAGTCAATACCATCACCAAATTCTGGGATAGCAGTACCATTAGCGCGATAGAATTCTCCGAGTTCAGTGGAAGCAGCACTAACCTTGGAGAAATACAGCATGTTTTCCGCGTCTCTTCTCAGAGCATATACGAAAAAACCTGAGGATTCTGATGGTAAAAACTCACCAGAAATCGAATTACTTAGGGTTAATGCCATGTTTAACTTCCTCTATTGTTGAAGATTTTCCAAAGAGATCCAGTCCAAATTAAACTTACAGATGCACCTGACACATCCAGAATCAGAGGAGAACTCTCCCTAACCAAATGGCCATTTTCAAATGAATAATTCGAAGTAATAGAAACTGGATTAATACTCCAAAAATTAGTAAAATCTTCTACCCATACCCAGTCACCGACAGCGCGGGGTTCGGGCATGGAGAGAGAATATCCACCAGGAGTGTTTTGTGAATCGACAGTATACTTTTGGTTAGTTGTCATACTGTATGGGCCATTAACGAACGTCCATCTGGACTTCGCCAATTCAAAACCACCTGGAGTAACACCGTCGTGTACAACAGCAACATTCTTGTCTGTATCAACAGTTACTTCTGCAAGGGCACCTGTGAAGTTAAAGTGCTCCGCAGTAGTGCCTTTTCTTAGTTGTACCTGTTTTGTCATGATTCAAATCTCATGAAACGGACTTTGCTTCTGTTTTATTTATACTTATTAAAAATATTGCATTAAATGATAATAACGTATACTCGACCCTCTTCGAATTGTACGAGTTGTGTAGAGGCAATAGTAGTGGAGGAGTATCTGACATTCCCAATTCCAACATATGTTGCTCTTGCATAAGCTTCTTGCGCTGTTCCAATTTTGAACAGAACGCCGCGACCATCGACGGGTGGGAATATGCGACGTTTGTCGGCAGAACCACCAATGATGAACAGACCAGAACCGTCTGGGGATGGAGTGTAATCGACAAATGGGAATACCAGAGTTGTCGAAGAGAGAGTAATTTTTCCAGATGTGCCTGGATCTCTGTCGTCCCCGTAGTATCCATAGACTTGAACTTCTCTCGTTTCGCCAATGCCAGAAATCGTGAGAGTTCCAGAAGTACCAGGATCCTTGTCGTCTCCGTAGTATCCATAGACTTGATTGAGTGCAGTATCGGCATTTCCAAGAACTCTGAAGAGCATTGTTTGCTCGCCAGCGCCCGAGGTGAAGGATACTTCTGCAGATCCAGAAATTGTTGCCTTTCCACCCAGAACATCTGCAGTAAGTTGGAACTTGGGAATTGCAGTTCCATCGATTTTGAACAGGCCAACACCAGTGACAGCTGGAGTAAAGTCGATGTTTGGATGAGTAAGTTCTCCAACGATCGAAATTGTTCCAGAAGTACCAGGATCTCTGTCGTCCCCGTAGTAACCGTAAACAGCAATTTCTCTGCTGTCTGCAGAACCACCAACATTGACAAGAACAGTGAATGTAGAAACAACAGGAGTAACGGATTCCGCTCCTCCACCAATCGCGAAGAGAGATCCAGATCCAATCTCGTCGAATGTTGCACTTTCTCCAGCAACACCAGATGCAAAGATAGTGCCACCAAAGTCAGTTGTGAGGAGAACTGCCTTGTCAGCGACTCCACTGAGAGTGAGAGTGATGACATTTTCTGGGGTTTGTGCGGAGTATGCGTACTCTGCACCGTATGCGCCCGAAACAAAGATCGTACCAGATGTGACTGGACGAACTGGAATAGATTCCGCTGATCCACCTGTTTTGAACAGAGAACCAGATCCAGAGTAGGCCTTGGATTTTCTCTCGGTGATATAACCAGAGAATGTCCCAATACCAATTCCAACTGCCGCAGATGTAATTTCTCTGTAAAGAGTTGGTGTGGTTTCTGTGGAGATGGTAATCTGACCAGATGTACCAGGATCCTTGTCGTCTCCATAATAACCATAGACCTGAATTGGTCTGTTTGGTGCATCTCCTTTGAAGAGGAAGAGACCAGGACCTGCATCGATAGACGCTGGAATAAATCTTTCTCCAGCACCAGTTTCTCTGCCAGAACTGACACCCTGAGCTGCGGTATGAATACCAAGAATGTAGATCGTACCATCTGTGATGATAGGAGCGTTGGTTCTGGAAATAGCTCTGGAACTGATTCCAATAACACCAGACGCTGGATATTTTGGAATAAATCTGGTAGTAACAATACCAGGATCTCCATATTCTCCGCCCGATCCACCAGGGAATAATGTGAATCCAGTCTCGATACCGATGTTTCTTTCGATACCGTAGTGTGGAGTGTAATCGATGAATGGGTGAACCAGTTCTCCAGAGAGTCGGAGAGTTGCCTTGGTTGCAACCTCAGAGAAGGTTGCGCTGAGATCGGAGTAAGATCCGTATGGGGTAAAGAGTTGAGTGCCTTCTGGTGGATTCGAGATGAACTTCTCGACTCCAGCACCAGTAAAGGTAGCAGATCCAATACCAACTTCTTCGAATCTGACTCTCTCGACAAGTTCTCCGAAGGAGAACAGAGTTCCAATACCAACACCAACAAATTCGTCGGCGGTGATCGTGATACTCTCGGCACTTTGACCATCGACAAGGATAGTGACGGTTCTTTCTGGAGTTTGTGCAGAATAAGCTTCTTCTGCAGAACCAGAAAGTGGTAGAAGAGGAACATCTGCACGTTCGAATACAGTAATCGATTCGAGCGCGCTGGAAATCGTAAAGAGAGCTGAACCAGAACCAGGGAAATTTGGAATGAATCTGGTGACAAGTGCTCCCTCGGTGAAGGAGAGTGCAACACCAACAGAAAGTGGGAATCTGGTAGGTTGAGAATCTTCTTCGTTGACCCAACCATAATCTTCGTAACCTTTGTCGATACTTTGATCGACGAAACCAGTATTGGATGGATACAGATATTGATCGTAATCTGGTCCACCAATGGTGTTCGATCCTTCACCATTACCAATGTCACCCCAATCAATACTTGCATTATTAGTGCTGAAGTTTTCGGCGGAGGACGTTCCGTCGAACGTTGGCAGAGATGGTGTCTGTGCAAGATCGAATCCGAAGGTTGGTGTGCCACTGAGGAGACCAAAGTCTTCGTTTTCTTGACCATACCAGATGGAAGACTCGTTGTAAGAATCTGTCTGTTTTTCGCCTGTTGCTCCGCCAGCGAATCCAAAGAGACCAGAACTTTCGCCAGTATCAATAATTCTAAGATAAGTCTGACCTTCTTCTCTACCTTGACGCAGAGTGATGAGACCAGACGCGGATGGTGCAGGAGATTGTTTGACATCTGCAGCACCACTGATGAACTTGACCCCTGCAGCAGGAGGCGTAACTGCAGAACTCTCTGCAATGCCGCCAATGGTAAAGAGGGAACCAGAACCAAACTCTGTTGCTGGAGTAATGGACTCTGCACCAGATCCACCGATAGTGAATTTGCCTTCGAGACCAAATACGGTATGTTGTGGAGCCTGACTGAACCAGTTGGCACCAAAGATGTTGATGCCTGCCTTGTAAGTGGCAATGCCAGTAATACCAGATGTTTCGTAATCAAATACAACTGCCTCGACGGCAGGTTCGGACATGAAGAATGTACCGACACCCTGGTAATTTGCTCTGCTGAAGGAGTCTTGACCAGAGATACTTTCGTCGTCTCCGTAAATTCTGAATGGTCTCCAACCGATAATGATATACTTCCAATCGTCGGCAGCAAATGCGACCTTGGATACCAGACCCCAATCCTCGTATCCATTTGGTTGTGGATCTGGAACCTGACTGATGAATCCCCAATCTAATGGCTCTACATAACCATCTTGTTCTGTAGGAGATGTCCAGAATGGAGTATAATCTTCGAGAAGTTGACCACTGATGGTAAAGAGATCCGATCCAATGAAGGATTGGATTAGTCTGACCCCAGTAGCAGCACCACTGACAACAAATTCTGCTGTTGCCGATGGTGGGAAGTGAGTAAGTTTGAGTCCTTCGGAGAATCCAGTGAAGAAGAACTCTGCACGTTCTTCTTCGCCTTGGAAAATGATACTTTCTGCAGCAGCACCGCCAGTAAGAACAAGACCAAAACTCTCGATTCCTTGTGGTACAAATGCTTCCGCACCAGATCCACCGAATGTAAATTGACCTTCTTCGCCAAATACGGTGTGTTGAGGTGCCTGACCAAGACCAAGTTGACCAACTGCAGTGATAGTACCAGAACCTTCGAATGCGAAGACTTTTCTTTCTTCGTCTGGCAGTAAACCATCTCTGAGAGATAGTGTTGCACTTTCTCCAATATACCTGTGTTCAAATCTCTCAAATGCTCTGGTAAGAGCACCAGAGTAAGTCGCCTTGGTACTAATCTTACCGTAACGTTGATCGGCAACAATCTCACCCCAATCATCAGAAGGAATAGGTACAGTCTGTTCTACTTCATAACTGATCTGAGTTACGCCGTAGTGATCCCAGGTTGGTCCACTGGATACAGCCTGATAAATTCTGTAAGTATATTGACCTCTGTGTACAGCATCCAGAGGAATGGTGATGTCTCTTAAGGTATCGAAAGAATTGTCATTATATGCAATGACAGTGTTAATTCTTACCCAAGAAGTCCCGTTCCATCTATCAAGAACTAAACTTTCGCTTGAAGTATCTGGATCTTCTCCACCATTGGCATCATTACCTCTGATTGCCCTGATGGTAATGCTTGTTGCGTTGGTAGTATCTACATCCCACTCAAAGGATCTACCATTGGTGATGCTGCCGAATTTAATATGTTCGCCAATATTAAATCCGCCGACCTGACCGATTCCTGTCCCAGACTGAGCAAGGAATGTTCCAATGTATGTGGGATTGTACGCAGCGAAATCACTGGTAGTGATAATTCTGGTAACAATCTCCGTAATGTCGGTTACGGAAAGTAGACCGTAATCAACAGACTCTACAAGATCGGCATCTGCGAAACTATTGATAGAACTATTCGTACTATCAAATGTCGTGCCACCTTCGGAGAAGTTGCCACCTTGTTTGACAGAGATTGAACCAAAGTCTTGTTCTTCGAATGTCCCTGAGAAGATGGAGTAATCGTAGGTTCTACTCTCATCTCCAGTACCGTTGAGAACTTCCTCGTTAGGATGAGCTTCAATATACTCATCTGGATACTCTTGAGAAGTTCCACCTGAAACGGTGAGTGTAATTCTGGATACGAACGGATATATGTTGAATTCCGCCGTTTGTGCCTCGTCTGAGACTGTGAGACTTCCAGATCCGACTTCTGTGAATGTCTGTCTTGTGGCCGCTTCCCCGCTGAGGGTTGGTTCTGGTCCTGCGGCACCCAAGTCTGGTATAACCAGTCTCTCCAGACCTCCTCCAATCTCGAAGAGGGTGCCAGACCCCTGCCAAGGTGCCTGAGAACGCGATATCTTTCCTTGTCCCTGTATGAGAACGGGTAGATGCAATACTGCTGGTACAAAGGCAACTTTTTCTTCCAAAGTATCTTGGATCGTACCCATTGATCCAAATGGAAGTATGTCGCCTACCCAGACTACTAGTCCGTAATCATTTGGGTTAAAACCTAATTCGTCTTCTTCAATAATATGGGCGTCTGTAATATTGCCAAAGTCCTCCGACGACGTTTCCGACACCGTAATGTCTCCGAAGGTGTCGGTAACGAAGTAATTGATTCGAGTTTCGTCGTAAGTAAAAACTCTGGGCGCCATATTCTAGCCTTCATTTAATGAAAAGGGGAGGCGCTCTTTTGAAGCACCTCCCTACATAACGAAGATCTATAGTATGTATAAATCAGTCAAGTGCAACGTTCAGGGTGATCTTAATTTGGTCACCGTTGTTTTGAATGTTGTAAGGACCGTTTGTGAATCTCTCAGCGTACATGATGCTGGAGTAGAGAGTCGCGGTATTCAGACCAGCAACACCATTTGCGGTTGCAGTCAGAGAAGGAGATGTGTAGAACTCGTCTGCGTTAGGTACGTTAAAGACGGTGTATACGTTGGACTCAAGAGTTGTGTTACCAGCACCAGCAGCAACATAAAGAATATCGCCAGCAACCAGACCGTGATTCTGAGCGAGAATCTTACCGAAACTAAATGTGATCGATGGGTCAGTCTGAGGCTGAATGTTGTCGATCAGTGCCTTGTCGAGATAAACAACGTTCAGAGCTCTATCAAGTCCAATGATTCTAGTTCCAGTTTGGATACCAGGGTTACCTGCGACGTACTGACCGAGAGTCAGATCGTCCATGGTGATGTCGGAGTCAACAGTGAAGTAGAAGTTACCAACAACGCCGATGCAAGGATCAACGTTTGTTCCCTTCGAAATGGTTGTTCCGATACCAACACCAGCAGCATGCTCAACACCCTGAAGTGCAACAGGCATGTTATTTGCACGAGTCACATAGTAACCATAGATGTTACCTGCGGGACCAGTGAAGGTGAAAGTTTGTTCTGGATAGGTTGCGGTTGTACCACTACCAACGTTCTTAATAACCCAACGAGAACCATTCAGCAGAATACCATACTGCTGTGTGTAATTCTGATCTGTTCTATTATTTACGCAATTAGGATATCCTGTATTTGATGTCGTTCCATATCCATTGGTGTTACCGTCAATGTATGGCTCGAAATACGCCGTGGTAGAAGGAACGTCACCTTCCGCTGGGGTGGTGTTACTCGTAAACAGTTTGAGAACGAGGTTTCTTGGTGAAGTATCCTGAAGGTCCTGCACGAAGTTATTCTGAGCAATCAGATAACGGAGAGACTCAATTTCACCAATATTGGGAACTAGTAATGCCATCGAAACAACTCCTTTTGGGGGTTAGACTTTAAGAACTATTGTTATTTATAATTTTAATTTTAAAGAGATCAGGAATCTTCTAATCCCAGAGACACCAAACACATCAAATGTGAGGATATCGCCCGCAACAATTGTTTTATCCCAATTATTTAGTACATCGTCAAAGTACTTGTCAACGCCAGATAGGATAATTCTGCTTCCACCAGTAATGCTGGTAAAAGTAGGATAGTTGGTAAAATTAGACTTCGAGATCTCAAAAGCTACGTTTCCAGTCTGATCCGAAAGAACTGTAACCGAATCAATAACACCACTAACATCAAGTGTTACCTTTCCTTTGTTACCAGAAAGCATATCAGAACTGCCACTATCTATCACATAGTTGATAGTTCTAGTTAAGTCGGCAGTAGTAGCAAGTGCGATGATAAAGACATCATCATTGGCTAGTGGTGCCTGAGTAAAGATAATCTCGGCACCAGAAATAGTAAAATCTGTTGCTGGGTTTTGTACATCCCCATTCTTAACAACTATAAGTTGTTGATCGTTGATTGGGGCATAAGGATTTCCCCCATCATTTAGTGGAAAATTGAGTTGTGACCCATCAAATCCACCACTAATATCATCAATAACAATATTTCCATATTGAATTGATTTTGTTGGAATTTCATAGTCAACTCCAACTCTATAATCACCTGGTTGATTTACCTGTACAAGATAATTTGTCATCAGGAAACTCCAGGTACAACGAGAACATTGCCTTGAATTGGTTTGGTTTTATATGAATTGGGCGAAACTAATACCAAATCATAGACATATCTACCGCCCTCTATTGCAGCAGTTGCCGTCGATGCAAACGAAACTTTGCATTGTCCCGCTAGTCTATTGGGAAATGAAATTACGAACGGGTAGTATTTTGTTGCCCCAGGATGTTTTTTCATCTTGGATTCCGCAGTATATCCCGTAAGATTTAATGGGGAACCATTAGTATTCTGAATAGTAAATGTGGCTTCAAAATCTACTCCCTGATCAACCACCAAATTAATAACTCTTGCTGCCATTATCCACAGGGTCGGATTTTAACTATTTATCCAATTTTTCCAATAGTAGTTTTACCATATCTTTCAATTCACTAACCTCACTTTCGAGGTTAGCAATTTTTTCTTTTTCACTTAATGCCTTTGACTTCAGTTTTATATACTCATCATAGTCCTTGTCAGAGGTATTGAGAATTGCATTAGAATTCGTATCTCTGACAAGGCCTACATGATTTTCTACTCTTAAGTGCATGTTAGATGGATGCAATTGCTCTCAGATCGCGAATCTTAGGAACATAAGCGTAGTTAGTACCAGTCATAATGATCTTGATCTGGAATCCTGTGAAAGGAGGAAGATCTCTTACATTGTATTCATATTCGCGATAATCATCTAAAGCATTAGAAGCGGTGATTCTTCTATCAGGCAAACCACTATTCTTAGAAATATCAATTGTCACTCCATCACCATCAAGGTTATCATAACCAGGGAAGAGTTCGAATAGTTGATATTCCGCAGGAGTATCAGGTCTAAAGATTCTGTAAAGAACTCTAATATCATTAGTGGAATGTCTGTAAGCATCAAACATTACTTTCAATCCATCTGCCGACTTTTCAAGATTTACTGGTTTGGACAGATAAATTGCAGCACTTGGATCCCTATCAAGAGAATTCACTCTCAGATCGGTAGCATAATTATCAATCTTATCATTAATTCTATCCATCGTAGTGATGACATTGACTCTATCCAAGTCAATCATTGGACTTACTTTGGTATCCTCTGTAGAGAGTGTAAACTCCATCGTGAAAGACTTTCTGCCAGGAAAATCTTGGAGTCTAGCAAGTTCATTGACTTTAGAGGCAATGATTCTTGGAGAATTAAATGGATTGTTACTATTAAGAGAAACTGGTTCAAATCCCTGATCAACAAAGGGTTGAAGAGAACCATCTGGGCTGTTGCCCGTGAAAGTTCTGACTCTTGCAGAGGCTCCTGTTCCTTCTGGTTGAAGGATAGAAACGTTTGTTCTCAGAGAGTTAAATGGAACGTTTTGAGTTGCTCTAGGAACATTCTGAGAACCAACGATAGAATGTTGATTCTCATAAGATCCAGCAGACTTAGTTTCATTAAAGTAAAGTGCTGGAAGAGATGCGGCAACTCCACGGTCGGTTCCTCTACTGGAAACACCAACCTTCACCCAGTAATGATCAATATCGAGAGGATATTTGGACAAATCAGTAGATTCGAAACTGTGCTCGCAGTTAATTCTTCTCAAAGATATGCCATTGAGTTCATACTTAAAGACGACTTGATTTTCACTATAATCTCCAGATTTAGTATCATCGATTGCTCTAGTAATACCAGTGATTGTTCCGTTACTGGTGGAAACTCCAGTGTATCGAATAATCTCTTGTCCAAGTTTAACATATCCAGGATTGTTACCATCGACAGGATAGTTTTCAAAGGCGGTGAAAATACCAACAGAAGTTACAGGGAGATCATCCGTTTGAGATGAATCATAGGATGCTGTAATCTTTTCTGGTTTTACATCACTTTCAATTCCAAATAGAGATACTCTATCAAGTCCAGAATACATTCCATGATTGGAGTGTTTGACTCTGAAGTGGAGACCATCGGTTACAGTATCAGTAAACTGGATAGTGGCACCATTGAGAATTGTAGAACCACCAGCACCAACATAAACAATATTAGAAGATGCATCGACTTTAGGAGATCCCTGAATATTATCAATAACTAAGGTGTTGAATGCACTAATAATACCAACTTCATTTGGAATAGTGAGAAGAAGATTCTTACCAAATCCGCCTGTATCTACTGCATTAACCGTCAAGATATCGCCAGCAGAATATCCTGTTCCACCGATAGCAACTGTTGCAGCAACAGCAACACCACCGTTGACGTGAATATTTGCCTTAGCACCAGAACCATTACCAGTTCTAGCGATGAGAGGAACGTTACTATAAACGACGGAACCACTAGTGAACCCTGCACCGATAGAACTGAGAACGAGGTCACTTCCGACTCCAACCGCACCAAGAACCTTAGAAAGTTTTGCTTTAAAGTTACTATTGTTTTGTTGTTGAATTGTAATACCAGGTGTTAATGCAGCTGCTTCTGTGGAGGTCAGACTCTTAGCAAGACCAACAACTACATTTCTAGAAACCATATCAAGTGGATTTCTTCTTAAAGCAGCAATTTGTCTGTTACCGACATCTAGATCGGGATTATAGAACCTAACGTTTCCTTGATTTGCTGCGAACTCTGCTCTATAGAGAGTGAACTTAAGATCTTCAAACTGACTGGGATCCCAAGTAGCACCGTTCTGTGACTTGAACAGAGAACCGAGGAGTGGTTGTTGAGAAACAATAATTTTCTCGGAATCTGGTCTATTTACTGTGGTGATGTCTTCCTCTCCCATTCTGGAGATGAAGACGGTATACTCATTAGATGCCGAAAGAAGAACCAATGCATATTCACCGCCACCTTCACAATAAACAGGGGATGGGAACTCAAAAGTAGTTGCCTTTGTTCCATCTTCAGAAACCACAACATTATCTGGATCGAGAATTGCCTCACCAAATGGCAGAATTGTTTGGGTTGGCAAACCAGTTTGCAAAGTTCTAACTTGGAGAGTAACTGGCAAACTCTTAGAGTCCTTAGTTCTAAAGAACACATCACACTTGGTGAGGAATACACCATTTACATCTGGAACCTCAAAAGATTCGGCAAGAGGGTCAACCCATCTTGTTTGTTGAGTTGTTCTATTACTAAATGTAGTATCAGCAACTAATCTAGTGTCGGTCTCAGTAATTGTTCTAGAATCCGATCTAGGAATTCTTTGAACATCTGCATTTCTCATTCTCAGAGTAGATTCCTCTACATTCTGTAGAGTACCTTGAGAAGTAAAGTTTGTTTCGGCAGAACTATCAGTGAATCCAGAAATAGTTTCATTAGTAGAACTAGAAGACAACGTGAATGTCTTTGTACCAGTGTCAAATGTAGGAGTAGCTGGAGTAACGGGATCGGGGATAAACATAGATCCAATCAACACGCCTGCTTGATCAGTAATCAGTCTAATGTCCTTAACGGTAGCAATAGCACCACTCGATTGACCAACTAATCTCATTCCCTTACTTACATAACCAAAGAATCCAGATGCAGACTGGAGTTCCAGAGATGCAGTATCAACGTTCAATGCTGTTGCTGTAGAAGAGTATGTCGATGACAATCCATCGGCAGGAGAATATGGATTTACTTTATAAACTTCAGTTGGAGCATTGTATGGGCCATACTTGTGGTTTTGTTGTGCAAGTCTGAATCTAACGTTGGCAGAACCTAAAGATCCCTGAACAACTTCTCCAGTACCAAAAGTACCACTGACCATTTCAATTTCAATCAGTTTGGGTACAGTGTACCTATTCATATCAACGTTATCGAAGAATGAATAGAGTCTGGTATTAGGTTTCAGTCTTCTGCAAATAAATTCAATATTTCTCGATCTCATCGTTGCGACAACATCGAGAGAGACTACTTTATCACCAAGGCTGGTAGAGTCGAATCTTTCACCAACACGGAACTGAATGCCTTCTCTGGTTTGGTTTCTAGTTGTAGTAGTTGTCTGATTTCTGAAGGTTGTCGTTCTACTTGTTGTGGTAGTTGTAGTAGTAATGGGAATACCGCGACCACCTTGGAAACCGCCACGACTTTGAGAGCTGGTAGAACCAATATCTCTTGAAATAGTTTCAATAGCGCCACCAAGACTGACACTTTGTCCAGTCCAAGTAGTCTCCCAAGATCCCCAATCAACTGGAGACATACCAGTATTACTATCTGCACCAGTAATCGCCATAGAGGCACTAAAACTACCTTCAATATCGTAGGTTCTGGCACTTCTTCTAGTCTCGATCCAAGTATCACTAGATGGATTCAGTTCAATTTGACCAATCCAGTTGACAACTGCAAATGGGTTTACGTTTTCAGTTCTCGTAGCAAACTTATTCTCAATATACGTTACATTAGAATAGTTAAGACACACAACGTCACCCTTTCTCACAACGTTCGTATCGCCGAGGTCACTTACAAATCGATAGTCTGCAGATGGGTTGGCAGATGTAGCCGCACCAACAACAACTTCCGAACCCAACAGAAGATCAATAGATGTCGTATAGTGAGATGGTCTCAATCTTCCAGCAACAGTGTCAATACTTGCCTTAAATTGGACATTTTGAATATCACCACCAAGAATAGACTTAAAGTTATCAACAAAGAAACCTGCCTTAAATCTATCCAAGTTAGTCTGAGGATCCCTCAGAGTCATGTTAGCGGTCTCACTTTCCAAAAGAGAAAGTGAAGTATAATATTCTACATTCTTCAGTCTCTTTTCAATACCCGCAATATCCTTCATTCTATATCGCTTGTGCGACTGAAGACGTGTTCTTACCTGGTCTGCAGAATAAACATATGGAGGGACATAGATTGTCGCAACTTCCAGAGCATTATCCAAAGTATTAGGTACTTTGGGCACATCCGCAGGGACACCTTTCTGAAGACTAAAAATGCCTTCTTTTGTCAAGTAAAGTTTATCAATTCTACCAACATAATAATCATAAGAAAGATTTGTAGATTTATCTTTAGCAATGATGTGAGTAGAAGATGATGTTAATGGGTCAAAAGTTCTAGACTCAAATTCAAATGGAGATAATGCGCCAGAGAATGATGTTACTCTTGGTCTAAAATCAATAATGTCAGATGCAGGAAGTCTATCTACCGTAGGAAGATCGTAGGTATATCTGTCAGCATCATAAGAATTGATAACTACGAAATCTCCAGGATCCGAAGAATCAATATAGTAGTTGTTATAAACTACTTTAAGTTTTCTGGAGGGAGAAGAAGAGGCAGACTTTCTGATAATGGCAGAATAGTTAACATACTCTCTAAGTTGTCCAGGATCAAATTCAAAGTTGTCTTTAATATCTCTATCACCAGGAATGATCCCAGAAATGTTTGCAGAAATATTAGATTCTCTAAATTTAACTAACTCATTACTACTAAAGACATTTTCATTTAGATATACAAACTCAATTTCGTTAGTTCCATTGGTTGCAACGAATGCTGCGGCTGCACCAGAATCTTGACCAATAAGAGTTTCGCCCTTAATCGCATTTAAGATATTTGAATTTAAATTTACGAGGGTAAGTTTTGGAAGTGCTGGATCAGAAGAAGTGGAAGACTCGAAAATACCAATGACCTGAGCAACATCCGAAATACCAAGAGAGATTCTTCTATCTTGAACTCTAGTTCCGTAAATCGTGCTGTATGTCAGTCCATCATCTAATTTTTCTACGCCTGTTCCAGAACCACTCTTAGAAGACTTATCGATCAAAGAAATACTACATCTCTGATAAACCTTCTTTTTGGGTTTGAGATTAATTTTTTTCCAAGTAACAGTCAGTTTTCCATCACCGTTAGTGCTGATATTACTCAGAGTTACCGTTCTACCAGAAACGGTGAGTTTTTGATCCGTGAGTGGTTCAATAGTTCCATCATCAAATGATAGAGTATAATCCTCTTCATCAAAAGGTTCCAGAGTCAAGTTTGGATCGGTTTCGAGAACCTGGCTGAAAGCACCTCCAGCAACAGATACTGCATAGGACTTTCTGAATACAATAGAAGAAGATGTCAGGTCTACGTTAGATACGTTAGATCTTGTTAGATCTGAAAAGAGATATGCATCTCCATCATTCTTGACCTCTAAAGAAACGTTAAAAAAGTCATTTGTAGTTATCTGTCCAGAGGGCAGAGTTCCATCACAAACTCCAGTAACGTTAGTTGTAGCAGCAAGTACAACGTTTTTAGATGCAGTATTAACTGCAGATACTCTGTTGTAAGTTGGAACTGTATTGCCAGTTTTTGTGTACTGAACAATATCACCCGTTTTGATTCCAACTGCAAATGATGCATTTGCAGAAGTAACCGTAGAAACACCACCAGATGCAGCAGAAATCGTATATTGTGTTCCTGCAGGTGCCAGAAGTTTACCAAGATTCAAGATTGGATCTGCAGTAAATGGGACACCAGAGTTTCCTACGATTTGGTGTACATCATCAAATCTATAATCCTTTGCTCTAGTGATCGATCTATTGAATACTTCACCATTTACGATAATTTCTTCACCCGATTGGAAAGATCCAGATACCTGATACAGTACCATTTGGTTGGTATCTGACATATCTTCATACAAATATCCAGATGCATTACTGCTCTGTCCCTCAACAAAGGCAGGTCTAGAGAGAGTCGATGTTGCATTCAGATTCAAATAACTAAATGTCTGAACATCATAAAGAGATGCCTCAAACTTTGTTGTCGCATCTTGATACTCAGAGTTCTTGAGTTTTAAATCATATACTCTAGCAACACCAATTTTTGTTCCAGATGCAGTGCCTGGTGTTGTTGTTCTTTGGTCATACAAATGAACCATGGATGTGGTTCCAAATCCAACAGGAGTAGAACCATATACATTATTGAGTTCAATTTGTCTACCCAGAGTAAAGGAAAGGGACTCATTCTTTTGTGTAAGAGTTGTTCTTGCCTTTGGTAGATCGATATTTGTAGTATTGATAGTTTCTACTTCATATCCCCTAATGTAAGCCTTACCAGGACTTACAGAAAGAGTCAGGAGATCATCGGAAGGAATATTTCCTCCTTTTGTTTTTTGATTTTCAAAATATACACCATTATTGCCCTGTCTATCATTCAGAGATTCTCTGGTGGAGAGAGTAAATGGTCTTACATAGTAATCTCCAGATTCGTCATAGGTTCTTCTGGCTAATTCATCTCTAATGAGATTATAATTACTATCTTTAACAAACTTAGAGAGAATTCCATTTTCTACTCTTAGAAGTTCTACAAAGTTTTCATCATCAAAGTCATTCAACGACTTTTTGATGAGAGTTGTGGAAATTTTAAATCTATCAGCACCTGGTGCAGCAAAGTTAGAAAATCCCCTAGCATTATCAAACAAATCCGAATTCGTTTGGGATGCTGTGACTAACTCCTCAGTTACCAACAAACCAACTCTATAACTAGGTCTATTAGAATACTGATCGAGGATTACTGTTTGCGACTGAACATTTACAAAGAAACCACGAATAAAGTATACTCCATCAGCAATCTTTGCAGCTGAACCAGTCCTAGTAGAACTGGAAATAGTCGTAGTTGCAAAACTAGAACCAGATCTAATATTAGAAAGTCCGTATTGAACCTCATCAAGAGTAATAAGGTTTTCCCCATCAGAGAATGTCTGTCTGGCAAAGTCGGTTTCACTAGAACTCTGATACTTTACATACAGAGTGTAGTTACCAAGATCAGACGTAGAATTGGTGATAAAGGTTTCTACCTTAGCAGTTACACCACTATCTTCGCCTTTGATTGTTTTGCCAACCAAACTATTCAGATAAAGATTAACTGGTAGACCCAGGTGGGTCTCGTCAATCATTACTGCGGTGAAATCCGAATCATATGCAATCTGACCAGGAATAACAACGGATCCTTCTTTAAAGAAATGCTTACCGAACTTCTCAATCTGATTCTGAAGGATCGATTGCAGAGTCGTTAATTCCCTAGCCTGAATAGGGAGTCCTGGCTTGAATAATACCTTTTGATAATTTTTATCTTCACTAAAATCGTCAAAATATGGAGACGCATTGAGGTTAGTATTTTGTGGCATTGTTCTTTAGAACTCCAGTACGATTTTAATGTCTTCCTTCTGACTAGATGATCTGGGAATTGCGGTCCTATTATCGATGTAGATAAGCTCTCCAGATTTCTTGTTGTATTCTGCCGAAGCAATACCAGCGACGAAGTTAATGCCTAACTGGTATGTCGTATTATTTATTGACGTTGTAATACCGTTGAAATCAGTGTTCAACGACAAAACTGGTCCAGTTACAGAACTACCATTGATAGTAACTCCATATCCTGCATCTGGATTTGAGGTGAATGGAATAATTTTATATCCACTCTCACTCTTAGCAAGACCAACTGGTTGATAATACTTAAGAACTGCAGTAACGGGATCCCATGATGCAACCATACCGATGGCGGTAGATCCAAGTCCAACTGTTTGAGTAATGGTAGAATCCACGGCATAAGTTGTCTGTGTAGAAACACCAGACAGTTTTAGTGCCTGAAGACCACTGACAACTGATGTATCTAGAAGTTCTTTGTCACTTCCAAATACAGTGGGATTTTTAAGAACTCCAATTCTGGCAAAGTCATTGCCCTCAATAACGTCTGGGTTTGTCTCTTGAGTTTCAAATCTAGAATAGAGAAGAACTCTATATGCACCAAGTTCACGATAAATGTCATAACCATGCCCACCTTTAGGAGGAATAATCACTCCAAATTGAGCTCTTGCTGTAGTACCAATACCAGTGTTAGTGAGGTTTTCTAATGGACCACCAGCCTCACTTCCAGGAGCACCTGGATAGAACTGAATATTTCCATGAGTGTATCCTTTACCACCATCAGTAACAAAGATTTCGGATACTTTACCGAAAGAGTCAATTGTAATCGTTGCCTTTCCACCAGTTCCATCGCCAAGGATGGGAATATTTGCAAATGAAGTGGAGATTGGCTGATAACTCGTACCTCTATTATCAATAACTACGACTTCAATTTTTCCATCAATAGCATTATTTTTGGTAGATACAGTCTCTCCCTGCACACCCCAGTTCTCTGGAACTGGAATATACTCAATAGAATCAAATTTTACGATCTCGGATGGTTTAATGGTATAAAGATATTTCCAAATATATCCATCACCAGATGTACCAGCAGCTCTTGGTTCTAAGTCAATAAATTGTGGTTGATCGTAAGAAGGACGACCTTTTGGATTCTCGGGGTCAGATCCATTCTGCAAACAAATATAAACTCTCAGATCTTCATTGACAACATAATAATTTGCTTCATACAGATTTGCCTGTGAAGTAGTTGGAGTCAAATTATAGATGTTATAGTCATGTCTATACATCTCATAGGTTTGTCCCGCAACCCAGTTTACTTTTCTAATAAGTCTGCGGACATCCTTATCAGTAACTTTCTTCAGGGCAATAATAGATTCTTTTACTTCACCCTCTTCCTTAAAACCATCTAATGGCGAAGGTGTGTTAGTGTTCCAATCACTAACACCGCCACCCTCAGGATTTGTGGAATTTGGTAGTCCAATAAAAGTATAATACTTATTAACTGTAGAACCAACGCCAACAAAACTTTTCACAAAAGTCTCTGCGTTGAGAATTCTAAATTGGTCTGAAATGATGGCGGGCATTTTAACCGAGCTGATTTTTTCTTTATTTATAGACGTTATGTAAGAGGCTTCGTTCTACTGATTTGTGCAGCAGTGGAAAGTCCAACCAATCCAGCATCAACATTGACAAAGAAGTTCTCTGGATTTCCAGAAATTCTATTCTGGAAATCGTAAATTTTACCCCAAGAATACTTACCATAATAATCACTAATTGCTGTAGTACCAATTCCAACTTGAATTTGACTATTACTATTTGGTCCAGGTAAGAATGAACAAGTAACAGTAACAATACCACTTACCACATCAGGCACAGTAACATCATCGACTCTGAACAATCCATTCAAATTCTCGCCTTCTGAAATAATTCCAACTTTATTTGTTGGATAGTTATTGTACCCACCAACGTGAGTACTGATTCCAGTTAAGGCATGTCCAACAACTACTGGACTATCGTAAATTACGAAATAATCACCTATTTGGAGTTGGGAATTATTAATACCAAAAGCATTTAAAGAAGAGTATCCATATCCAAGATTAGTATTATCATTAAATTCGGACTTGAGATAGAATTCAAGTTTTGGTGGAACACTAAATCCAATTCCAGTAATAAAGGTATTCATTCCAACAATTGTTCCAAAATCACCAACTGTCTTGAAGGAATATACAGTTTCTCTCTTTGGCGTATCTGTCTGTACAACTACTGGTGGATTAGTGTCGTATTCATATCCAAAACCACCATTGATAATCACTGCAGTAGAAACTCCGCCATTTGTAACGGCACAAGTTGCAGTTGCTCTGTTGAAGATTGGTTCTGCGTAATATGCAGTTCCAGAACTACCAACAACAATAAGTCTGCCCTCTAAACCAAAATCAGAGAACACTAGATCTCCAACTGGTTGACTTTGGCCACTATATCTATAGTTCCAGTTTGCAAGATCTAAAGAATAATAAATTTCACCCAGTGTGGTAATGCCAACATAGATTCCATCCTTATATCTCAGTTTATCAAAATCAAAGGTTGCAGGAGAAGTGGTGCCTGCTGGAAGATTTTCGCTAAATGGGAACCAGAAGTTTTTATCAGTTGAAGTAACAATAGTACCTTGATCACCAACAGCAACAAATCTACTTCCGTCATAGATAACATCTTTCAAATTCTTTAAGGTATTACTGGTCTTAAGTCCCCAAATTCTACCTTTATTAGAAGCAAGAATAGCACCACCATTTCCAACAACAATATATTCATTTTGTGCATATGTAATGCCATGAAGTGTCTGTGGAGTACCAGAATACTGACTATAAAGAGTTGTTGTTCCAATTCCAACACCAGTGAAAATGGATCCACCAAATCCAATGGCAACCCAAGATCCAGCGGTAGGATCCCACATCACATCATTAAATTCTCTATCGAAAGTAGTTGGATAGTCAACACTAAGACCAATAGAAGGAATTTGTCTCTGTTCGATAAGATTCAATTCCGTCCAAGGCCCAACAGTATCGCCATATGCGACTGCAGTCGCAGCAGCTGCATATTCACCAACCGCAATAGTTCTATAATTGGATCCTTCTACTCCAACGTCAATGGCATTAAAGGTTATTGTTCCACCAAATCCAATATTTCCTCTT